ATTGTGTGAGGCAAAGGAAAGGCAAATAATCAGTTTAGACGCTGCAATGCGACAGGCTAACGATGTTTTACAGTCTGAAATGTCGAAAATGAACGAGCAAAGTCAAAAATATAAGAATGTAATATCTGATTTAGATAAGCAGATTCGAGAGTTAAGTGGCAACTAGCATCGATTATTCAGGCGTGGTAAAGAGGATAATTATCCCTCAAGCCGACCTGACTTTAATATCTGGTACTTTATATGAACTAGATACCGAAGTCTTGAGAGACGATCTTAAAGCCCTGGAAGACGACGAACTAGGAATTGCTTTTAGCGATACGCACAGAAGAAATGCGCCTGTTACAGTTGGGGGTGAAACTTTCGCTCAATCAATTGAAATACTAAACGATACTGTTATCCCAGTTCAAGACGAATATGAGATCTTCTTTTCACCTGACACCACTTATTCAGTGAAGCTAGTCGGTTCAAATAACAATCTATTTGATATACAGAATGCAATTCTAGCTAACACGGTGACTCAGGTTATACCTAGTAATTCCGCTGGTTTGATTATAAAAGAAGTTGGTTCTGCTGTATTACCCGCAGATATCACTGCTATTAAAGATGCTATTTTTGACGAACTAATGGAGGGGACTCTCGATTTTAGAGATTTTCAGTTAATCATGGGTGCTGCATTGGGAGGTAAGGCGAGTGGTATGGAAACAACCAGTGGTATTTTTCGTAATCCTTCTGATACTAAGAATAGAATATCTGTCACTTTTGATGAATTTGGTAACAGGACGGCAATAACATTTGATCTTACCTGATGCTAACGTCTATTTCTGTATTGTTCTTTTCGTGTCGACCACCGGCAATTTTCTTTAAAATAATTTCCATCATTATCGATTCTATCCAGAGTTAAATTATCAGATGGTCGTGGAGCCATATCTAATATAAATGAGTGAAAGTCGATGTTCCATTTACTGCATACAGAGATGCCTCGTCCGCCATAGTTTTTATAACCCATATGGTTTGGGTCGTTGCATCTTGCTTTCATTCCAAGCCATACGGTATATAGCGGGTGTTCCGTTTTGCCTTGAGACCGGTTACGGCAAGTTTCAGCGGAAGTTTCTTTCGCCAAACACCCGCAGCTTTTTGTGTTACCAGATCGAAGTGATGCTCCAGAAATTATTTTGCTATTACCGCAAATACATTTACACAGCCACCAATACCCTCTCCCAGAGTAGTTTGATTTCGGCGGGAATGGTCCGTCGACAACAGTTAATCGGTTGAATATTTTATTAATCATGATAGATTTTTAGTTTAAGATAGGAGTATACCACAATTTTTGCACCACGGTATTTTGCAGTTAAATACTTTTCTGGCAGGTATTTCGCGCCAGGAATAAACGAATTTATAGCTAAACAGGAAAGAACGCAGGAATTTAGCGCTAATCAGCGAAGTATAGAAAGTGAAGAAACTAACAGAGATTTAACACTTGAGCAGAAAAATGTTAAAATACAGTTTAATGAACAGTCTCGAACTACTGAAAAGATCGTGACAAACCGTAAGATCAGCAAGGTTTCGAAGGGTAAGAGTAGTAAACTTGTGAATAAGAACAGGACATTGCATTAATGCCAAATAACATCAGACAAGGTGAGACTTTCGATTTTGAATTTGAAATCAGCGGTGACGCCACAGGATTCAGTGGTACTATGGACGTTATGCAATACCCACTAGATACTCCAGCTATCACAAGGGCTTTAACCAAGGATGGTAATAAGTTCAAAGGAACACTAACCAGTGTTGAGACATTGGCCCTGGCAGTAGGCGAGTGGTTTATATATGGTACGACTAACGACGCAGACGAAGACCTGAGAGATCCAACTAAACTTTATATATCTAAAGGATGGACAACATGATTACTCTATTCTCGAAAAAAACAAATAATAATGAAAAAATAACAGATGAATTCGTTCAAAACAGAATGAAAGAGCTAGGGTTCATATAATGCCAAAACACATACCAAGCCATAGAAAACGCAATAAGCGCAGGAAGAAGAAATGGAAAAAATAATCGATCATATTGATTTGCGATATCATTCCATGATAAATCAATCAGATTATGTGAAAGCGCAAAAAAAGGTTAATGGTATTCTTAATAAAATAGCCAACGACTGCGCATTACCATTTGAGAAATCTGAATACCACGGCATATCATTTCATAACGAAGAAAAGCAAAAAGAAATATTCCATAAAAGCATATCTTGGATTAATAATGAGAACGGGCAATGGTAGTTTCCTGTTTCATCAGTATATTAGTAAATTCTAATATTAGAACATTATGGCTAATACAATAGTCAAGAAAAAGCCGAGAGGAAAAGGAAGACCATTTAAGAAAGGAGAGATTGCAAATCCTGGGGGTAGACCATTGGGAGCGAAGAATAAATTGTCGGAAGACTTTGTGGCAGCATTGGCGGCAGACTTCGAAAGATATGGTCTATACCCTATTGTAAGAACCCGTAATAAAGACCCTGGCGGTTATTTAAGAGTTATAGCATCAATCATTCCAAAAGAGATTCAAGCGAATGTCAATCACAATCATAAGCATACCCATGAGCCAGTATCCGAAACTGTGGACTGGATTACTGGATTGCTCAGAGAAAGTGAGAAGGGCAAGGCTAAGAAACTTAGCACGCACTGATCTATACTTTCTTTTAAGGTATGGATTACAGCGAGCCGATGTTGAGGATGCTTGGTTATTTGCTCGGTGTAGAGAAGTACAAAACAACCCTGATGGGTATTTAGATTTATGGGCGAGGGAACATTATAAATCTACTATTATTACTTATGCTAAAACCATACAGGATATATTAGCCAGTCATGGCGATGAACCACTAATGAATGAAGTAACAGTCGGGATATTCTCTCACACCAGACCTATCGCTAAAGGATTTCTAAGGCAGATTATGCGAGAGTTTGAGAGTAACGACTGGTTAAAGGATTTATTCCCCGATGTATGTTGGGAAGACCCTAAAAAAGAAAGTCCGAAATGGTCAGAGGATGACGGAATAGTGATGAAACGAAAGTCTAATCCTAAAGAATCGACTGTTGAGGCCTGGGGATTAGTTGATAGCCAGCCTACATCGAAACATTTTAATATAAGGGTTTATGATGACGTGGTTGCAATCAATTCTGTTGGCACACCTGAAATGATGGCTAAGACAACGGCAGCATGGGAGTTATCTTTAAACCTAGGGACACGTAATGGTGTTGAACGATATATAGGAACACGTTACCATTTCAATGATACTTACAAAGAGATCATGGCACGGGATGCAGCAACGGCAAGACTTTACCCTGCTACCGATACAGGCAATATGGAAGGTAATCCGGTATTAGTAACTATGGATGAACTGATAGCAAAGCGTAGAAAAATGGGGCCGTATACATTTGGTTGCCAGATGATGCAAGACCCTAAAGCCGATTCAGTGATGGGATTCAAGCGGGAATGGTTGAAGTATTACAATAAGATGGACAACTGGCAGTCAATGAATATTTATATTATTGTCGATCCTGCAAATGAAAAGAAAAAGAAATCAGACTATACATCAATGAAAGTAATCGGTGCTGGTAGTGACCAGAACATATACATACTGGATATGGTAAGGGATAGATTATCTTTGACTGAAAGGACAGCGGTATTATTTCAATTGCATAAAACCTGGAAGCCTGAAAAAAGGAAGGTAAATGTATATTATGAGAAGTATGGTAAAGATTCAGATATTGAACATATCGAATCAGTTCAGGAACAGGAAAATTACAGGTTTAATATATATCCGGTCGGTGGGCAGATGGCTAAGAATGATCGTATCAGACGGTTGATACCTGACTTCGAGAATGGTGAGATATACCTGCCCAAACGTTTGAACTATGTTGACCACCAGGGACAGTCAGTAGACCTGGTTAAAGTCTTTGTTGATGAAGAATACATACCTTTCCCGGTTGGTGAACATGACGATATGATGGATGACCTGGCCAGGATTAAAGACATTCCTTTCAAGTTCCCTCAAGCGGCACCGAAACAATCAACAGCTATCCCTAAAAAGGTTGGTTACTTTCGATGAGCGAAGACCTGCTAGAGGAATATAAACAAGACGTATCAGACGACTATGATGCCACCGAACATCAGCGAATAGATGCTAATAAGGATCTTCGATTCATTGGTGTAACAGGTGGTATGTGGGAAGACTACCTATCTGAGACTCATAACTCAAATACAGATCGTGCCATGATGGAATTCGACCTGACCTCGGATTATGTCATGAGGTTTGTCGGTGAATGGTCATTGAATAGAGCCGGTGTGATATATGATCCAGACGATACCAAGACCTCACCCGAGGACGCGGAACTGTTAACAGGTGTCTATCGAGGCGACTTTCGCGAGAACGGCGGTAAGTCTGCACAGGACAATGCTATCTTTGAGGCTGCTGTTTGCGGAATGGGTGCTATTCGTATCAGTGAGAAGTTTGTCGATGACGAAGACCCGGAGAACGACACGCAAGAGATTGTCTGGAAGACGATACACAATGCTTTTGATCATGTGATATTTGATAAAAACGCCAAGGAGGCTGATAAGTCAGATGCTGATAGAGTTACAGTATTAACGGCTTATGATGACAAGACTTTTGAAAAGAAATTCCCAGAGGCTAATCCGGTTAGTGCTTACACACCACAATCAGCAACTGGAATAACCTGGTGTAGCAAAGACCAGATTTACGTCGCTGAACGGTACGAGATTGAACAAAAGAAAGAAACCGTATCAGTCTGGCAGCATGTAGAACAAGGAGAGGTCAAGACTTATCCCTTAGATCAGCTGGAAAAAGCCAGGCCTGAACTGGAAGCCTTTGGATGGGAGCACGTTCGTGATCGTAAGATCACTCGACAGACGGTAATGAAGTCTATCTTTACCGGTGATGAAATGCTCGAAGACCCTAAGAGGATAGCGGGTAAGTTCTTACCGGTTATTCCTTTTTATGGTTATAGAGTTTATATAAACGGTGAAGAACATTACTGGGGACTTGTAAGAAAGCTAATGGACGGTAACCGGACAGTTAATACGCTGATCTCTAAGCTTGCCGAGACTTCAGCGGCCAGTGCTGATGATATTAATATCTATTTTGCTGACCAGGTTGAAGGGCATAAAAAAGAGTTAGCTGATAATACAGACAAAGCCTACCAGGTTATCGAACCTATATTAGACGCGCAGGGTGATCCTTTACCTATCGGTCCAGTAGGCAAGATCACATCTCCACAAGTAGACCAGTCTGCCCTTGCCGCTTTAGGCGTCATAACAGAATTTATGCAGACAAAAACAGGGAGCGTCCAAAAAGACACGATAAATCGTGAAATATCTGGTGCTGCTGTTGACTCTTTACTTAAACGGGATAACTTAAACACTCAGATAATCTCAGATAACTTTGTCAAATCAATCCACCAGGGAGGCTTAGTTTACAGGGAAAAAGCTGGCGACATCTATACGAAACCTCAGATGAAGAAGGTTATTGGTGATACCGACATTGTTAAAATAGAAGAACTAATGCGATTATCTATCGATCCTCAAAGTGGTAATGCGATTAATGTAAATGACTTATCGAGAGGAAGGTTTAGTGTGACTGTAGATGTTGGCCCGCAGTACGAGACTGAGAGAGACGCTGCTGTTGAATCGATTGAAAGAGTCCTGGAGAAATTACCCGAGAACTCCCCTTATGTCGGTCCAGCACTTGCGATGTGGATGGAGAACATATCTGGTAAGGGACTGAAGCCTTTGAAAGAATTCAACCGTAAACTCATGTTACAACAAGGCTTGATAGAGCCTGAGACTGATGAAGAAAAACAGGAACTTGCGGACTCTCAGAATCAAACCGATGAAAACGAAGAATTGATTAAGGCAGCTACCAGGCAACAGAATTCAGAATCTAAAAACCTCGATGCAGCAAGTAGAAACAAAGATGCCGATACCATACTGAAGAAGGTCACTGCTGCTGAGAAGGTAGTCGATATAGGCATAAAACAAGCAGAGGCGGCTCAACCCACACTCAGGCGGTTTATCCAATGAATTTAGTATATAATAATATACTTAAATGAACGTGACATTATTCACGGCTAAATACTCGAACCAACGAGGTAAAATATGAGTGAAGTACAGGCGATAGAAACCGACGATAGTACAGATGAAACGGTATTACTTGATCAGAATGTGAATCTTGATGACGAGCAGACTGAAAAGGATACTGATGAATTGGAGATTGTTGTCGATGAGGAGGGTAAGCCGCCCTCTAGAAGGCTAGGCGGATTTGAGAAACGCTTGCGCAAGAAAGACGGACAGATTGACCAGGCCCAAGCCGAGGCGGAAGCCTTACGCGAGGAAAACAAGTTGTTGAGATTGGCTCAACAGCAGAAACTTGATCAATTGACTGAGCCAGTCGAAGATAGTTTCGATGATAACGCTACATACCGTGCGGCCCTACGTGCTTACGATAAACAGGCAAATGAGACCCTGATTGACAGTAAGGTGCAAGAAAGATTGAATCAAAATCAACAGAACGTAACCCAGGAGAATCTGAGTTTAAAGGAACAATCGGCTATCAGCGATCACTATAAGAGAGCTGATAATCTGAAAGTTAAAAACTATGATGATCTTGAGGGTAAGGCTATTGAGATTCTTGGTGAAGATTTTGCCAAGACTCTTATTACCAACACGGACAACGCACATCTTATACTTCCGTATCTGGGTGCGAATGCCGGTAAAGCTGTTGATATTGCTTCAATGATAAAGTCTGATCCTGTGAGAGCCTTTGCCAAGGCGGTTGCGTTAGGTGCTAGTAACCTAACAAGACCTAAAACTTCACAACCCCCTGACCCTGAAACTGAGATCGATCCAGGTTCATCGATCAGCCAGACTGAAAAGAAACTGGATGCCATGCGGCAGAAAGTTTCTGATGGTACTGCCACGATGGATCAGTTGATGGATTTGAAGAAGAAGGTGAAGGGGTAAACTTAGGATACTAAAATGGCTAATGCATTTAGCAAAGAAGAGGTTGTATTCTTCGAGAACGTTCTCGCAGGATTCGATCCGAACAACATAACGGCAAGACAGGTTGATAAATTTAAGCCTGCTTCCACTACGCTTGAGCGGGCGGCTCTAACCGTCCATAGACCGGTTCCTTATATTACGTTAGGGACAGAAGGTTTAGTATTGGCTGGTGCGGCGTTTGCAGATCGTACTCAATTAACCGTTCCAAGCACGTTGAACGCCAACGATTCAGCACCTTCGGACATTAAGAACATTCCGTTCAAGATGAACGCGGTCGAGTTGAATGATCCTTTACAAAGAGACCGCATTAAAGATGCTGCAATTCAGCAGTTGTCTGCTATCGCTGATAGTACGGTTGCAACTCAGGTGGCTAAACGTGGTTCGTTATTTATTAAAAACGGTGCCGCGATTACGACTTATGCCCATGTTGCACAGGCTGAAGAAAGAATGTCTTTAAGAGATGTTCCGATCATGGAAGCTCGTACTATTATAATGAACCCAACCGACTATAATACCGTAGCGGATAACTTGGCTAACAGGGACGCGCCGCCTACTGGAGTTTCTTTGACAGCCTTTGAAAGGTCAAAGATACCGACTATTGCTACGTTTGATTCGTTTAAGGCTAATTTCATGCCTACTCAAACGTTGACTACAGCAACGGGTTATTTGGTCAATGGTGCGGCACAGGACCACGACCCCGTAGCAGTAGACGGTAATGGCAATAATGTCGATAATCGTACACAATCTTTAATTATCGATACTGGTTCAAATGCTGTAAATGAGGGCGATGCTTTTACGATTGCCAACGTTTTTGCGGTGAGTCAAGTACATAAGAACGTACTTGCCGAACTCCAGGTGTTTCGTGTTACTTCAACCGCAGGCGCAGCCGGTGCTCAGACTATCACTATGACTCCGGCGATGGTTGCTGCAGCCGGTGGCGGTGGTGCTCAGGCTAATGTTGATTATGCGAATGTTGATTCGATTGCGGCAGACAACGCTGCAATAACATTTCTCAACCTGACCGCTTCACAGCCGTCTAACATCTTCTTTATGAACCGAGCAGTAGAAATTATTCATGGTTCACTAGCTACGATGGACCTGGACGGTGCTGGAGTCTCTACCACTAGAGGGACTACTGATAGCGGCATTGAAATAATGTTTGCAAAAGGTGCAGAGGTCAGAGGGTTGACAACCGAGTATCGTCTTACTATGTGGATGGCGGCTAACGTCTTGATTCCTGAGATGTGCGGCAATTTAATCAAATAGGATGTATTTAGAAAGGCCAGGGACGGCCTCTATTGAGGTAATTATGGAATCACCAACTGTATTATATAAAGGAAAAGAGACTATTGTAGTCGATGCCGATGAAGTTGAGGATTACGAGAAAAAAGGGTGGAAAGACGAACCGCCGAAGAAAAAAGATGTCAAGCGGGACTAGCATTATAGAGAATGCGTTACAGTATTTAAATGTTCATTCGCCTGTGCTTGGTGCAAATGCCGAATCTATATTGGTAGGTAAGGGCGTTTTAAATTCGATGATTGCCGAATGGCAGGATTCAGAACCACCTATAGATATGGGTTGTGTTCCTTTAAACGCGCCGGGCGATGATCTTTCCGAGCCTTTAGGTGCAAGAAATGGGATTGAATTTAATCTAGCGCTTTATATGAAACCTTTATTTAAGGGCGCTAGCCCAGCTGCAGATTTAGCGGTTAATGCTAGAAAGACTTTAGCTCAAATCAAAAGAACGTGGGGAACTACTGCTATTCCGAAACAAAAGGTCAGAGGGACACTACCAAAAGGCGCAGGCAACAAACATTGCCATAGTTCACAGGTTTTTTTCAATCAGGGAGATGAAATTGGTTGATGTTACCCTACCTCTCGGACTTGATGGGTCCACTAAAATCCCCAAGACTTTAACTGCTTTGGTTAATTGTTGGAACGATAGAGGTCATATAATCAACCGACCTGGTGTCGATCAGTTAAACACAACAAGTCTGGTAGCCAGAGGTCAGTTTTCCTGGAATGAAAATCTATATCAAGTTGTCTCAACTTCTTTGATTAAGATTACAGACGTGGAAACAGGTGCATTTTCAGTTATAGACACTATTTCAGGGACCGAGGACATAGACTTCGCCATAGGGTTTAATCATGCGGTTATCATCTCTAAGGGAGGGAATGGGTATACTTTAGATTCCAGCGATACCCTGACCCAAATAGTAGATGTTAACTTTTTAAGTTCTGTTTCTGTGACACACATGAACGGTCGTTTTATATACGTTCCTGCGGACGGTAGTCCGGCTTTCTTTTCGGATATCGGTAATGGCGCAAGTATTCAAACTAATTCATTCTTCGATGCTGAAGAATTACCGGATAAGAATACAGCCACTCACAATTTGAATAATATTCTACTAATTGCCGGGACCGATTCGTTTGAAAAATTCCGCGACTCGGGTGTAGGTACTGTTCCTTATGTCAGATTAAACGCCAGAGTTTCTTATGGATACATAGGTGGAGGGATAGAATATGGAGACACCTATGCGTTTTGTGGCCGTGAGAAAGATCAAGATGCGGGGATTTTTGCGCTAGATAAAGGTAAAGCGATCAAGCTTTCCAACGAACTGATCGACACTATTCTTATAAGGTATACACAGACACAATTAGAAGATATAAAATCTAACCGCTTAAAATGGAGAGGCTATGACCTGTTAACCTTCAAATTACCTGATGATTCTTTTGGTTTCTACCAGGGAAACTGGTTTAAACTAACGACTCAGGTCTTGAATGAAACTCAGCAATGGAGTGCTGATTACATTACTCAATTCGGACTAAAATACTATGTTGCCCATAGTGATAAGATAGGTGTATTTGCTGATATTCCGACTGACTATGGGAATAACTTCGAAGGTACTATAGATTTAGGCTTTGAAGAAGAAAACGACTTCACTGTTAATTCTCTGACTTTGAACATATCTCAAGGCTTCAATTCAGCTTTAGGGTCGGTGGCTTTACAATTATCACATGACAACGTGACTTACTCGGCCCCTTTTTATAGACCTACTGGCGCTATAGGTCAATACTCAAATCAGCTTTCGTGGAAATACCCCGGAGGATTGGGTTACTATTACGGGTTTATGGGAATAAGACTCACGACAACTGAGAATCTTAATTTTTCAGCTTCTAAACTGGTGTTGGATATATGAGTCATCTTAATATGGTTGACCAACCTCAAGACGGTGATGTCATTGTAGAAGAAGGCAGAGCAACGCAAGATTTCTTTCTTCTTTTAGATCAAATAGTCGCAGCGATTAATGGTAATATTGTCGAGTCTCAAACAAGTCATCTTATAGATATTGCAGATGATATTAATACGGACGCATCCAAAGTGCTTGGATTTCCAGTGAGAAATATAGACACAGGAGTTTTAGTATTTGCTTCTGGGGATACAGACGGTGCTGTTTGGCAGTACTTTAACGAAACTACAGCGCATACGCCGGTGTAATTATGGGATTTTTCAGCGATTTGATAGAAAAAGGCAGTTTAGGATTGATCGACGATCCTTTTGGTGAAGAATCTGGGGCAAAAGCCGCGCAGCAAGCAGGACAGATTCAATCTGACGCCGCCCTTGCAGGAATTGAAGAATTAAGGCGTCAATTTGGTATCACTCAAGAGAACTTTGCGCCTTTTTTACAAGCGGGACAAGGTGCTTTGCCTTTTGTGCAGCAAGGGTCAACGGTTCAAGGTCTTGATCAGATATTATCCGAAATTTTGGGTAGTGGCGCTTTCGAATCACTGATAGGAGAAAGAACGAGGGCTGTGGAAGGGCAACTAGCCGCTGGTGGGTTGACAAGATCGGGGGCTGGAATTGAGGCGGCTGCAGATATCCCTACAGATCTTGCCTTTATGATTGAACAACTTTTGACAGGCAGGGCTACAAATCTTGCTGGATCGGGACAAAACGCCGCTGGTCAATTAGGCGCTTTCAGTGGTAATACATCATCAGGCATAGCTAGTTTATTCGGCCAGCAAGGCGCAGCACAGGCAAGCGGTATTTTGGGCGCAGCACAGGCAGGCCAACAAGGCAACCAGGCCGGTATAACCCTGTTATCGGCTCTATTGTCAGGGGCTTAAAATGGTACAGCTCACTCCAATAGTTGACTCAAGAGGGTTTGATTTAGGGTTAGATGTTAATCCCCTTGCTCAACAACTCAGTGGATTATTGCAAAGAAACCAGCAAAAACAAGAAACTTTAAGACTTGAAGAGATCGAGAATAAAAGGCAGATCTTAAGAAACTTTGGATTACAGGCTTCAAGAATAAGGGGTATGCAAGACGGTGTTAAGTCCGAAGACCGTCTTACAGTGATGCAAAACCAGAAAAGAGACTTTTTCCAATTGATACAAGAAGCCCAGTCAAGGGGTGAAGATGTATCCGAATTATTGGGAAAAGTATCTGCTGCTCAAACCCCAGATGATCTAAATACAGTTCTATCCCAGATTGTAACCCGAGCAGCAGCAACAGATGAACAGGTGGGTGATGCCTTACTTAAACAAGGGGTACTCCGACAAGAAGAAGCTAAAAAAACATCGTTACAACAGAATTTAATCGCTTCTGGTTTTACACCAGGAACACCAGAATTTGAAAGCAAAATGCTGGAATTGATTAGTAAGCCCACAGGAACCACGGTAAATGTAGGAACGGGAGGTTTTAAAGTCCCTACTGGATTTATGATTAATCCCGATGACCCGACAGAGCAGAGTGTGATTCCCATCCCAGGTGGCAAAGGTGGGACTTTAAGCGGAGAGGGAGCAAAACTGGAAGAAATTTCAAGAGGTGGGCTTGCCGCCGTAGGTGAACTAACGGCTATGCTCGAAAGTGGGAATATTACACAAGAAACGCTGGCAGCAGCTACTGCCCCAGAAATATTTAATTTCTTCAAATCGGCCAATGTGCAGGAATTTGAAACATTAAGAGCCGATTTGGCAGATATGATAGGTAGACTCCGATCTGGTGGCGCTATTAATACCGACGAAGAAGCAACATTCCTTGCTTTCCTGCCTGTATTTGGTGATAAGGATTCTGTTATGAAAAATAAATTTAGGCGATTAGAGGATAAATTCAAAAATATAAGCTCTAAAGTCAGTTTAGCCCCGATTAAATCAGAAGAACAACCAAACATCACCAAATTTGATGCACAAGGTAATCCAGTACAATGACGGAACATCTGGAACAGGCTCACTTGCTTGATGGCAGAATATTAGAATTCCCACATGGTACTGATCCTGCCGTTATACAGGCGACTGTAAAAAGAGTTTTAGGTGTTGATCAGGAAGAAGAATTGTCCCCTGAAATACAGGATGAAAGTGTTGTAGATAGTGTTTTAGGAGTTGTAGAACCTGCTATTGCTTTAACTACTGGCGCAGCATCTTCTGCTGTTGGTGGTTTGGCTGGAATCGGACAGGCACTAAACCCATTCGCCGAAGAAGGCGCGGGCGCTGAAGTGTCAGAGCAAATTCAAGAAGCAGGTACATTTCAACCACGAACAGAGGCAGGGAAGGCAGGATTAGAAAGAACAACTGAACAAGTATTAGAACCAATAAGCGACTTCCTGGATAGATTCAGGACAGGCGAGAGAACTATTGAAAACACAAACAGCGAGACACTGGCCACTATTAACGAAATAGCCCCTGATATAGTGCTAGGCATGTTTGGATTGAAAGCTCCAACCAAGGCAAAGACGCCGCAAATCAAAGTGGCAGAAACCGGCAGAATAGAACCTACCCTCGATCAAGCATCACAGATTAAATCTAAACTTTTAAATAAAGTCGATGATGCTGAAACCGCACCATTTAAAATTGATAAGGGAGGAAATATAGTTAGTGATAAATTAGCCACAAATGCAATCAAACAGGGATTTGGTGAGGACGTTATCGCTATGGTTAAGGGCGCATCTAATCAAACCAAGGATGGTATGAAACAAATGATCGATATCGTCAGGAAACGAAAGAAAAACGCTAAGTTTGCTTCAAGCATCGATCCAAAGATAAGAAACCGTCCCAGCGATATAGGGGGGGATGCTTTGGTTGAAAGGTTTAACCATGTAAAGGCTGTTAATACAAATTCAAAAAACCTATTAGATCGAGTTGCCAAAACATTAAAAGGGAAAACGGCTGATTTTTCTACTCCTGTTAATAATTTCATGCAAAAACTGGATGATATGGGCATTACATTCGACGGAGAAGGCCCGGTATTTGCAGGATCGAGTATCGAAGGGCTCAAAGCGCCGCAAAAAGCATTGAAAGCTATGATTGGGAGGATTGACGATCTTGGAAGAAACCCCGATGCGTTTCAAATGCACCAGTTTAAAAAATTCATCGACGAAAATGTAAGCTTTGGAAAGACGGGCAAAGGTGGTTTATCTGGCAAAACAGAAGTGATAATAAAGGGGTTAAGAAAAGATATTGATACATCTTTAGATGCCAAATTTGATCGATATAATAACGTTAATACTGCATTTTCAAAAACCAAAACGGCATTAGACTCATTGCAGGATATTGTGGGTAAGAAAATAGATGTTTTAGGCCCCAGCGGTAATAGCGCGGTAGGTACTTTGCTGCGAAGGCTGGAAGGAAATCCTGTTTCACGAGTCCCGATTGGAAATGCTATTAATGAACTTGAGTCTGTGGCGGCAAAATATGGTGGTAGGTTTGGCAATGACATTCCGTCTTTAAATAGAATGGCAATTGAAATAGATAAGGTTTTTGGCCCTCAAACCACCGCTTCGTTTAAATCTGAACTAGCCGAATCGGTTGCTAGGGGTGTGGAAAGTTTGTCCAGCGCGGAAACTCTTAAAGGGTCGGGTAGGGCGGCTATCAAAAAGGCCAGAGGTATTAATGAACAGAACGCCTTTAAAGCAATCGAAACACTGCTTAATAGAAAACAGTGAACAACCAGCCCAAAAACCAGATTGTTAATAATATTTCAATGTACATAAATCCTTATATAGCAGAGATTTCATATAATGGCTAGCTTAATCAATGAACAAACCCAGTACCAGGATGCTTCCGGTAATGCAATCGTCAACGGATTTATCCACATCGGGGTCCAGAATCTAGACCCGACACTGGTGGGGAATAAAATCACTATTTATTCTGATCGAGACTTAACGATAGTAATTTCAAATCCCCAGTTGACAGATTCCACTGGCAAGTCGATTAATAAAATCTGGATACCTGGCAAATATGCGATTGTTGTACAAGATGCAGGCGGTGCTCAACGGTGCTCAGATTTAGACGCAGGAGAGAGTCCGGCGACTGGGATCACAAATTTAACTAACATAGCAGGGGCTAATACGATAACAGCGGATGCCTCGCCCACTATTGCTGTATTGGTTGATAAGGAGATTTATCCTTTTACCGCGATAGGAGCGAATACTGGAGCTGTGACGCTCGCAATTGATCTTGTAGCGGCTAAACCAGTTTTAAAGTATCACGACCAGGCTTTGGTTGCAGATGACTTAGAGATCAATCAGGTTGTTGCTGTGATGTATAACTCCACGGATGATATTTTTGAATTACAGTCTAATGTTGATCCCAATAAAGAAGCGACTGCAACCAATCACACTAAGGCGGGAAATGTACAATTAAGAAACGGAACCGATGAGACTATAACTTCAATTTCTATCTCTAACGATGTAACCGTTAGCACGTTTGAAACCATAGGGCCGACAAGTAGTGGGGCTACTAATATCTGGACAGGAATGGATAGGATGCCTGCAAATGCCACTATTATGCTGGCAAGAGTGAGTTTAAGCATTTCACCAAGTGGTACAGGGCAGGCAGCAGCCATTTTTTATGCTGCGGGTGGTGATGTTACCACGCCCGTTATCGATCCAGAAGTAACAGAGTTAGCGTCTCTTAAACTTGACGTGGATGCCGCTATTACGGGACAAACTATAGCTACTTTTGATATTATGATTCCAGTTGATCCCGCTACGCAAATATTCAAAGCAACGTGGGCAGAAGTACTTAGCAGTGCGACATCCGTGGTTCTTGAATATCGAGGATTCATAACAGACACATGAGCAGCACACTAAAAGAACATACAAGATGACCGCCGTACTCGACGAACACACGCATTGGCCTGATGAAGGGGGAAAGCCTTTTGTTGCTGGGAAGGTTTTTTTCGGAACTCAAAACACTGATCCAACGGTAGGGTATCCAGCCGCGCCGGTTAATTTAATTACTATTTACTCCGACCGCGCATTAACTGTCCCGATTGTAAATCCACAGACTATTGATTCTCAAGGAAGAACAACAAATAAAATCTATGTCCCCGATAAGTATTCGATAGCACAGTGGGATTCAGACGATGTACAGAAATATATTAATTTAGATGCAGGCAGAATTGAAACTAACTCTGAAAGCGTTTCTTTCTTGCCGGCTGGGACTGATGCGGTAGAAACAACAGTTCAGGCTAAACTGAGAGAATCAGCCAGTGTATTTGATTCTCTGACACCCGCAGAAATAGCTGATGTTCAATCGGGTAGTGAAGCCCTGGATGTTACAGCGGCGGTGGCGGCATGGTTGTTGATAACCGGCAACTTAAAATTAAATGCCGGAACTTATATGGTCGATGGCAATTTTTCAGTGCTGTCCGATACACATATACATGGTGAAGGAACACTTAAATTAAGAATAGACACGGAAAACCCCATTCTTAATTTAGATAACGTGTCAAATATTTCAATCAGAGATATAACACTAGATGGGAATAAATCAATTGTTACAGGCTCTACTGCGAGGGGAGACAGGGAAGGATTAATAAACGGAAATGCTTTAGCAGATGGCAATACAACGACAGATATTTACTTTGATAACATAAAAATAAATAACTCCCATCTTTGGGGGATTAGATTTTATGGATTACAGCAAGCTGTGATAACTAAATGTCAAATTGAAGGCGCTGATGCTAGAGGTTTGGGGGGAGGGAGCAACTGGCTTGATGTTGGTCTTGACAATAACTATATAGATAATTGTTTCCAGTCTGGTATATCTATCAACGGTCAGGGTTCTATGTCATCACCATCGGGGACAAGCGAGAGGGTGAACGTTACAAACAACAGAGTATCTAATATAAACAATGACGTTGGATTGAGTTCATCAGGAATCGGCATAGAGGTTATTGGTGAATGTACAGATAGCAATATCTGTGACAACACAGTTACAGACTGCGATTCAATGCTTATATCTACAGGATTCACAAGCCGATTAACTGTTACGGGCAATACTGGACAGGGGGCTGTCCGGGATGGATCAACGAAACCGGGTATAGCTTGTGAGATTACAGGCAACACAGATTGCCATTACGCAAACAATAATTTCGCGTCCATTACTATCGGTTATATTTTAGCTTCTTGTCAGAATGTTAGTATAGTTGGTGGTAATCTGCAAGACACATTGAGAACTTCAAAGGCTGGTACAGCGGATGATACGACTGTTGTTCATGTGAAGGGAAATCTGGCGCCAGACGGGCTGTTCGGGTATGAGAAGACCTCAACTAATATTCGTATCAGTAACTTACAGTCTACAGGGTTTCATCAGACTGTCCTGGTAAGAGATAGAGTCCAGAAAATGGAGGTATTGGATAACACCTTTGACAGTCCCTATAATGGTGTTGAGATTGGTATAGCAGGTCTTACAGTCGAACCAAACGAAATAACAGTTAAAGGCAATCTTATTAGAAGTACATATAATGTAGGGATTTTGTTGCACGATACATCGAATGCCATTTGCAGAGAAAACATTTTGTTTGGAGAGCGGGCTGCATCTACCGGAATCTCCATGACTGGGGTGAATGCTAATCATTATGTTGACGAGAACACTTTAATCAATATAACTACCCCAGGCTCGGGAATAACCGTAAAATCATTTACTAGCACAGACGCCACTCCTACTGTTGCAGGAAGGACTGTTTTTAAAACAACAGGCACAACAGCTATAACTGACTTTGATGATGGTGTGGTGAGTCAAACAATAACTATTCTAGCCACAGCTTCTATCACCATTACAGATGGGTCTCCCATCATACTAAACGGTAGTGCTGATTTTACAATGGTTGCTAGTGACACTCTAACATTGACTATGTTTAATGACCAAGTTTGGCAAGAGATCGGCAGAAGCGTTAATTAAAATATGATTTTAGATTCTTTTAATATTTTACCAAAAGACTGTGTAATTCCTTTTAAGGTATCAAAATCTCAACGATTGATTAACTATATGGTATTAATATTTTACTTAATAAGATATTAATTGTTATTCACTGATACGATGTAAGAATACTATTTCTGGCCAAAGTTCGATTTACGCAGTCTTTCAAGTGTTTTGATAGAATCCTTTCTTTTTCGTCTAGCACCCAGTAATACGGCGATAAGGAATGCGCCTTCGTTATCCTTGATCATGCCCTGAGCTTCTCTATTTAGCTTCTCCATTTTAATCCCCACGCTATCGAAAATTGACTGGCAAAGATTATTGACCTTACCTGTTCCCAATTCTTTGTTTTTATGAAAACCTGTTATCCAAACGTCCCAATAATCATCCATCCATTCGATCATGCCAAATTTACCGATGATTTGATAAGTACCGGAATATTCTTTAATGGACGTTATTGATATACGCCCGCCCATAGCATTATAAAGTTCGTTTTTATTCATAATTGTTATTCACTGATACGATGTTAGGGGAATAGTTTTTAGTCAACTGCCAGTATTTAACCAACAGTTCAAACTTTTTATAAGCTATTACAGTATCTTCATGCGCCCATTTGTGAATTATAACTTTTCCAGCGATGTTGCGATCTACAAAAACATTGATTAGTTTGCGTATTTTAAAACCACCTAAAGCCCTATCATAAGCTGATAACTGCATGCACATTTCAGGATAAGCTAAACGAGGATTCTTTTTATTCTGGTAATCATCCCATTGTTTATCTGTAATGTCTTTTCCTTTATAGTCGATAACAAAATCATCATTGTGTAAGTCAATCTTACCTCCATATCCGTCACCAACAACAGTCTTTTCGGGAATAAAGTCGTCTGTATCACAATATTCAATAACAGCATTAACGGTCTTGTGCGCTATGCCAGCGTGTTTTTCTGGTTCTGCGCCTAACCATACCGACTCAATAGAATCGTGGATTTCTGACCCCTTGTCGCGAGCCTCAGATGATTCTACGAAAGCATCCGCCATAACTCTTTTGGAAAACTGGTCTAAGGGTTCGTTTTCTATTTTCGGGAGGGTAAGTGCGGCTAAAAGAACTTGTTGCTCCTTCCATCGATTTAATCCAGGCTTGTCTATTGTATCTAGAATTCCCGTAACCGAGGGATACCAATTATGCTTACGCGCATCCCTTAAAGTAGAAGCTCTACCATTAGTAAAATGCTGCGGCTTGCCTTCTTTATCATACCAGTGTCCCATGATTATCTCCTAAAAAGGTATGTCGTCGAATTGGTTATCACCAACATCTGCTGACGCTGGTTTTGGGTTTTCACTTTCAACTCTTGGGTTTAACATAGATTTATACTCTTCAGACTTTTCAACCATTGCCTTAAGTCCCTTAGAAAGATTGTCGAAAGTCTTTTGGTTAAAGTTTTCAAGTGAGAAATTAACAGAATTGTGGACTTGTGGTGGACATTCCAAACCTTCAGGCAAAGGGGTAGCTCCAGCAATTTTAGCCTGAACCTTTCCTTTAGTATTAGGTTTGTGTATGACGTTAAGCATACAGGGAATGCCCACTAATACGCCGGGATTGAAGCCCTCGCACTCTTTTTCTGTGAAAGCCTTGCCCCTCCATGATTCGAGAAGTCCTCTTAAATTGGCCTTTTCGTTAAGACTAGCGGTATAAAAGGCCGATGCAGTGAAAGGTTCGGTTACTTCCTTATCATCTTTAGTGAAAGTTTTCATTTTATGGGGTAATTCCCACATGATGAAAATCTGGTGTTTCATAGAAACATCGCCAAAATAGTCTTGTTGAGTAGTTCCAAGGTCGATTAATTGAATACATCGAGCGATGTGATTTCCTACGGGTGCGGGTTCAAAGTCTGAACCGCCTGTATCGGTAAGTAACATAATATTCTCCTGCCTTTTAAGGCGTTAATGAGTCTTTAAACTCAGTTTCACTATACTCTTTTTCTGTCATTTCATCCTGTTCAACTTGTGCCCAATAGGATAATTGATCTGACCATTCTGGATAATCGGGATCGGGTTCCTGTTCTGCATCCCGGCATTGTAAATCGCTCATTTTATAGTCTCAGGGGGTGATTTAGGGGGTATTGGCGTAAATCCGTCACAAGTTTCAAGCCAAACTGGGTCGAAATTGTAAGGCCAGTTGAACCAGCCGGAGCGAATGCCATGCGGATTACCTTTAATATTGAGTTCTTTCGCGCTCCCGCCGATGACTGGAGCAACACGCCCAACACTGGCGAAAATAGCCATCATTGATTCAATCATGGGTGGATTTCCATTAACAGGATGGTTGCAAGACGAATGGGCGCTACCGGGGACGCCGCCCCGGTGAACGCATTTGTAGCAGTTTGGTTTTGCAGGCTTACTGCAAGACTGATTGCGCGACTTACTAGCATCATTAGACTCGATTGTTGGTTTTTCTCGTCTGTTAGATTGCGTATCTGCGTGACTGATTGCTTGACTTACGGCTGGTAGCAAACTGCTTTCGTCGTGGATAAAACATATTGTTTTCTCCTTGCTAGACGGACTGGTGGCCCCGTCTTTTGGCCTTCTATACCCGCGATTGCGAGTAATTGGAAATTTGTAATTTCTCATATCCACTCTCTATAACAAACGTAAGTCATGATGTAGTTACTCAATCCGTTTATATAACTTTGGGTATTTTTTGTGCATTTTATGACTGCTCCAATCATGAAATTTAACAGACCACTTTGAATCAAAGGTAAAAAACAAAAGAGGGTGAGCAACGCAATTATGAAGAAATCGATATATCACTCTCTGATAGCCCTTAGTAAAGCATCATCTTGATCGCCGTGATCAAAATCACAGGAAGGGTAACACTCCATAATCATATCCTCGCCTTTTGGCGAGACTCTTTTTAAATATGCACCGGTTTTTGATGCTTCATTTATATCTCGATCACACAACCTGCATTTTATTTCACTCATTTTCATATCATTCTCCTGTAATATGTGTGGCTTGATCGTCTATTAATAGTGTTAATTGGTGTTCTTTATACCATGCGGAAAAACCTATCCCATCGATGATAAGACTATAACTCTTTGCATCACTCCCACCATAGGCATGAGCATAGGTATACTGAACAGTTGCATTCTTTCCTTTCCCTGAGAAATGACTCATATCCGGGCCAAGATCATCGGAGACTCTGACTCGCGCTTCAATCGGAAACTTTTGACCGTCCGGCATAGGTGTTGACGCAACCTTGTCTAGTGCTTCTTGATATGGGTCGATTTTTGCCTTTTCGACATAAGGCATTATCTTTGTGTCTAATTCCTTCAACAGCACCATGCTTATATTTCCATCGCAAGCCAGGGATGCCGAGGCACCATTAAGGCGCGTAGCAATCCAACAGTTAATCGTATCATCGACAGCATACTCTAGCAGTTCATCAAGACGCTCTATTTCGTGGTTTTCAAGATATGGGCCTTTCATTTCTCACTCCTATAATTAGCTATTAATATGTAACGCTTGGTGACTTTCTGAGATGACTTTATTGTCGAGTACCTAGCCCAGAAGTTATCAGTGAATTCATAGTAATAACTGTCTAGCTCTTTCAAAATTGTGCTGATATTTTTATGATTTTTACGCTGATAGAAAGTAAAGAAATATCCATGCGGCATCCGGTTATCATCTCTGCGAAGCCAGCGGATAAGATTTGGTATGTTAGGTTTCATTGAGTGTCTTTTCCTAATTTTGCTATAAGTCTTTCTATTTCATCCCAGTTATCGAAAACATTTACTCCTTTAACTGGGGCAGCCCAATAAAGGCTGGCAAGTTTTTTGCCGTCTATTTTAAATTGTTTCAGTGCAGCCTCAAGGCTGGTAATGCGAGATGACATTTCATCATTTTTGTCTGCATGATAACCAGCATTGGCCTCTATTTTTTTAATATCGGATTCCAGTTCATCAATCCGATCCAGGTCTTCAACCCGTGGGGTTTCCATGCATTTTTCCAGTTCTTCGATTCGGGCGGCGGCTTCCCATTCTACCATTTGCTCTGGCTTATAAAGATTGGCAGCACCAGTTTGAGCGCATAGTATTTCTGCCCTATGTTTGGCCGTGCTTCGTAGTGAATCTGTTAAGTCACTCATTTCGATTCAGCCTGGCAGCGAAGGTAAGCCAGCCTTTCAGCCTCTTTCGGCCCGTGCTGTTTCCGAAACTCAGAATAATAATCATCGAAGTTAGAGTAAATACTGATTTCAAAAATGCCTTTTTCACGCTCAAACATCTTTTGCATGTTAATCATGGTCTTTCTGATCTCGCTTTCAGTGCTCATATCAACCTCTATTCGTGTTATAATTAATCGGGCAAAAGAAATGCTATTGTGCCGAAGCCGAAAGCAATAAAAGCCATTATATAAGCAGGCGTTGTCTCACCTAAAACCATTGTCAGAATGGCCACTACTACGGAAACTCCATAGCAAACCCATAGTTTTTTCTTTAGCCTCATATCTCTATACCGTGTTCTTTAAGGGCTTGGTTGGCTAATTTTCGCATAGCTATTATTTCATCCAATGGATTGAATACTTCATCAGTGCTAGAGAATCTTTCATAGCTAGCCAACCGTATAAGCACATCAATAGCCCAATTATCTTTAGCAGGCACCCAGCCTGAACCCACTTCGGCTTGACTAAGAGGTCGGCATCCTTCGTAAGATTTCAGATTTGTGCTATTGAATCTGAGTGGATCTTCGTTCGCGTAGACCTGTTCCCGTTCCGGTTTCCATTCTTCCTTTGTTAGTTCTTTTTCTATGTTGTCGAGAAATTCATCGGTATCGTCACCTCCCCAATCAGGGTATTGATGTACGACAGCCTTTCTAAAATCTTCTATTGAATATGTGTCAGTCATATCAAACCCACACAACTATAAATAAGAATAAGAAACAGCCAAACACAGGCCCATCCTATACCACTCGATATGCCTCTCAAAATTTGCTTAATTTCCGTTATATCTTTGTGCAAGAAATTATATATTTCGGTTTCGTCATTCATTACCAGTGCCTATCGTGGGTTTCAGAATCAGCATTATCTCTCTCAAGTTCTTTTATTATGATGTTGGTAGCTCGTTCCAGGGCTTCACTATCGTTTTTGGCGTCTATAAGTATAAGAACCCAGTCTCCGGCACTGATAATCGGTTTTATCAACCCACCAGCATAGCCTGGATATTGGCCGTATATTTTTAAATCTTTCTCAACCTCAATCATAAAAGCCTCCCTTTTATCAAATTCTCCTTTGTCGTCTGGGTCGTAATAAGGGTTGATTGGGGTTAGTTCAGTCATTTCAAGATACAGTAATTATAGCGTCAAGATTCCCTTCTACCTTTAGTTCTTTCATGCGGGATTCGCTTGGGAATGCAAGTACTCCAACCACAGTCGGAATTGGGTTGTAGAGCATATCTATTTTGTCGCCAATGCTAGGAATGAAATTGCATTCAATATCTTGGGCATGACCGAACTGATTTATAATTAATATTCTCATTGGTATAATCTCAGTAGGCAGGCAGTGGCGGCGGGTGGGAAATTTTAATCCACGAATCCATAATTTCAGGAGAACCCCAACAAGCCGCAGGAGCTACGTTGTAGAAGTAATTAACATAAGCGGGAATGTTTTCTATGTTTTCATCGTCTGCTCTGCTAACAGCTTCACGCAAATCGTTCGTGATAATAGCTGTAAGAAAATGACCGGGACTAATGCCGTGTTTGATATATCTTTCAATTCCTTCCATCATGCGATCTGGGATGTAAAAATCTCTGAATGTGTAAGGCATATCTCTACCTCGTTTGATGAGTAATGCTTAAAAGATTCTGTTTCTTTTCCTTGAGCATGCCCATTTTAACTTCGTGCTCGGCGATTTCTTTTTGTTCGGCCTTGTCGATACAATCAACTGCTGTTTCGGTTAGCTCACCAAAATCAACATTTGTGGTATCGAAGTCTACCGTACCAGCCAAAAACCACCCCTCTATTGATAATTCTTCGTCACTAGCGTGGTATCTTATTTCGCCGCGCAAATAATCGTCTGGTCTTGTAATGTATAAATATAGAATCATTGTTTATTCTCCGTTGGGTTGAATGGGCTAGGCAGAATGGCGATCAGAAAAAGTGAACATCCAGTATTTGAGAATGGCTCTTGAGTCTGAGATTTCAACGTTAAACTCATTCATAATGTAAGGGTTAGCGCCAAACATATTAACCCTGCCTTCAAGCCGCAATTCATCCAGAAACTCAAGATGCTCGTCGGCTACAATTTCTGGCTTTTCTATTTTGCTCATTTTCATCTCCGTTCGTTATTAATAAGCGCATTGTAAATCAATCCGGCGCCATAGTCAAATAAACTTACAATTAAATCTAAACCTTGACATTATGCGCTGAATCATTACTATAGGAGTATGACTAAAGATTATGCAAAGTATTTATTCGGCGGCACTCAAAAGATGGCCGATGCTGTCGGAGTGACCAGGCAAACTATTTATGACTGGCCCGAAGACCTTGAACAGAAACAATCCGACCTTGTTATAGGCGCTGCCTTCCGACTGGATATAGTAATGGTTGAACCGATTGCTGGTTTGCTAAGAAAACAATAAATGGTCTAAAGAGATAAGTAAAAGAGGATTACATCTAATGGAAAAAGTAGTTATAGATTATATGAGAATAGCGGTACACCCAACCAAAGCTAAGTTGTGGGGGAATAGGGCGCGCATTAAACAAGGTATGTCCTTAAGAGAAATAGGCGAGCTAATCAATATAGAATCACCACAGCTAATAAAACATCACTTGGAAGCAATGGTCAAAATGGGTTCTGTTGACTATGTGGCTGGTGAGTATGTTTTCCCTGAAATGGATATAACCGAGCAATGATCTAGAGGCGGAAATGAAAACAATGTGCTCAGAAATAGAATGTCGCGAAACAGGTTGTTCATTTCCTGATTGCTTAGATAAGGAATCTCGTGAGATATGGGATAATTGTCCGACATGCAAACTGGATCAGTTTAAGCCTTCGCACGATGGTTCGATTCGATGTGAGTCTGGTTCTATTGCCAGTGGTGGGAATAAGTCTCATTGTAGTTGTGATATTTGTTTCTGAATGGCCTAAAGAGATGAACGACTGGAAAGCTATAGATACTTTTGGCGCGAGGGTTCAACACATTTGGAGAACTCACCCATTGACAAAGGATTTTGTAAAGTCCGGGTGCAGTGAATTATACGCAGTAGAGCGGCTCGCAATAGATACCGAATTGCCTCGCTGTAAAAAATGCGAAAGGTATGAAAGAAAACACTTATTGACTCCAGAAAATAGAGAAGATGAAATGACTCAAATGTGGGAGAAAGATAAGAAGGCATTGGCTTTTGCTATTGAGAGGTTGGAAGAATTAGCTAGTGACCGTGCTTGTTGGGATTTATGCAGAAGTTTTGCCCAAGCAGCCCTAGACGACATTAAGGAAATAATGTGAATAGCTGGTCAGAAAAGAACATGGCATATGCAAATCAAAGGATTAGCCACGGTGCTGTTCGAGAAGCCATCAAACACGGGTTAATTCCTAAACTAGACGGTTCTATTTTCTGTGTAGACTGTGGTAATCCGGCTAAACACTATGATCATAGAGATTATTTAAAACCATTAGAGATTGAGGCTGTTTGTCAAGGCTGTAACAGCAGAAGAGGTGCGGCTATAAACTATGGCGAGAGATTAATCCCTGTGCCGACTGATGCTACGTCTAAATCATCACTCCTATATAAAGCGTTGTGGCTTATCCAAAATACCAGTATTTCGATAGATACCATATCAGATTCAACTGGGGTGACAACTCGGTGGCTATATAAATTTCGAGCCAATGTTTTCACTGATCCAGGCGTTGTTAAAGTCGAAAAGGTTTATAATTATCTATCCGATATCAGGAAGATAGTTGAATGAGTCGCCCCACGAACTATCAGAGCTAAGAGGATAATAATGGAACCTGATTTAATTGATATGATGCGCGAAGATGACTTACGAACCAGTCTCAGAAAATCGGTTAGTGAAGTTCTTTTGTTGCGTAGAACATTTGCTCATACGCATAGTTCTGTAGGGAATGAGAAGAATGATGATTCTTGTGCAGAATGCGGGCTTGATTTGAGAGACCCAATCCACTATAGAATAGATGAATGAGTCGCCACCAGCATTTCCTCCTTTGTTGCTGGTGGCTTTGTTTGTGCCGGAGTCTTCGGATTCCGGTACTTTTTATGTTTATGTCTGGGTGTGGCGCAATGATAGACGCACGTCTGATGAGGCGATTGACTCGTTAAAGTCGAGTAAAGTCTAGGACACTAGATTAAACAATGTCCAATGCAGGTTCGAGTCCTGCCACCCAGACATAAATGTACAGAGTATGTTTAACGATAGAGCGGCGTGGAAAGAAGGTACTTGTATTTCCTTCAACGCAGACACGCAGAGCGAAAATGATGTTGCGGTGATGTTCTTGCCCAGAATCCCCTCCCGCGCAAGGTCATTCTAGCCGATTAAAGGATTGGGTATTCCTAGCTAGAGTAGCGCCTAGCCTCTATCGTTTAGTATATTGGAGAACAAAAGTGATTGATTACGGCACAGCTAATAAATATTTAAAATATGATACTGAAACAGGATTATTTGCTTGGCGCATTAGCCCTGGGAATCGCCGCCGTGTTGGGAGCAAAGCTGGTGCCGATGTTAATGGTTATGTTCAAATCCAACTAAAAGGGGAGAGATATTATGCTCATCGATTAGCGTGGTTATTCATTTATGGCGAATTTCCTAAATATGAAATCGATCATATTGACCACAACCGTTCAAATAATAGGATTGATAATCTAAGATCAGTTAATTGTCAAACCAATAGCAGGAATGCTCGTATCCCCTCTAATAATACTAGCGGTATATGCGGAGTCCGATGGTGCAAAAGTAACTCAAAATGGATGGCAGGCATAGTAATAAACAGGAAGCCTTTTCATCTCGGGTATTTCAAAAATATAAAAGACGCTGCCAAGGCAAGAGAAGAGGCTAATATTGGATATGGGTTTCACCCTAATCATGGGATGTCGCCTCGTTAAATGTATGAGGAAATAGATAATGTATTGCATAAACTGTAAATTTAGGGATGAATCAAAAACCTGTACCAGTGACAGGCTAGTTGAAAACTTTTTGTATGGGAGAGAATTGGATAATAAAAATAATAAATTAATTTACTCATATGATGAAGGTGGTTATTTCACAGTAGAAGATTATTTCGGCTGTGTTCATTTTGAGACTAGATAATGCTAACTCATAGAGACTTTATCAGAGATGCAGCCACTATTTATATAGTTATTGAAAAACTGGATGCAGATGGCTGGTGTAGCCTTAGATTCAGTAGCGATCTTGTATTTGAATATTGGAACGGGACCTCTTGGGAGACAGCAGAGATGAACAATAATGAATAGACGAGAGTTTATCAGAAACTCAGCATCATTGCTGGCTATCCCAGCTTATATAGCTATTGAAAAGCTGGATAAGATTTATATTCCAAAAATTATAACAGATTTGGATAAGCCTTTTTATATTGATGCCAATAACAGAATCAAATATCGTGGTGCAAAGGACGGATTATATAGCGTGTTAGATCTTCATAGATGTTTGTCAGATTTAGCTGATCAATGGGCGTGTACCGCACCTAATGTCCTAGATATCACCAGAGCAATGCCTAGCCTTAGATATACAAATGAATTAATAGAAATTGCCGATGGTTACCGCATGGATGAATTGGCAATGCATCATATTAACAAAGGGTCTATTAAAGAGAGTGATAAATTTTGGACTAGTGGGTCTATTTCTTTTGGCAATCATAATGGATAAAGCAAAACCTATTGAGATATGAACCATTCAATAATTCCAAATAATTACTACTTGCCTTTGCAATATTTAAAAACCCAAAGGTGCGCTCCGAGTGATTTGAAACTTGCCTCTCAGACTGGCGGTATTTTAACCAGGTGGCGTAGCCGTAAGACAAGGCGAGTATTTTACAAACATAAGAATTTATCCTTGCTATGAAGAAAAAAATACGGTTAACCTATAGTGAGCCAATCAAGTTTAAGTATAGGGGTGTCAAGTATGGGATCAATCCGGCGAAAATAAATCACTATCATTCAGATTGTACCCATCCGATCCCAACCTGGGAAGAACTAATGATTTTATTACGTAAGCACTGTAAGGATTACGCCATCTGTCATTGTGGTGCCGTGATTTGGAGTGAGAAATGAAACAGGGCTTCGTATCCGGTTACCTAGCCAGCGAGTCCGACGCTGCCTCCTTAAACCAGGAGATGATTGTGAAAGAAGAAAATAATTATGTGATATGCCCTTTTTGTAAAGAAGACGATTTTGACTTAATAGGTCTTAAACACCATTATGAGCAAGGCCATTGTGATGTGTATAATGAAACAATAGACTTGATTAAAAAAGCCCTTGAAGCGGGAGCGACAAAGGCTTAGTATTAAGTATCGGCGTTAGACGCGCCTTTGAATCAGGTTTAGTGGAACCGTCATCATTGACACATTGTAACATTCCCCGAAACCCTTTCAAGGCTAATCTCACCGATAGTAGTGTGTTTAGAGATAGAGAAGCATGTAAGCTCATGCACTGTGAAGAGGTGGAAAACCCGTTGCTGTATTCGGATAGATTTGGCGTTTATCCTAACGCAGTTGAAACGATACCTAGACAGTAGCCAAATAGCAGGATTAGCGACCTGCCTCTATCTCTGAACACATTACATAGATTGAATTATGGTGTCTGTAGCCCAAAAACAGAGATAGGGTGCCGGATTGCCGGAGGTGCGGGTTCGAGTCCCGTCAGTCACCCCATTCAATCGACAGTTGATACACTGGAGTATGTTTTATGATGTGGTTGTTTAATCGTTCCGGCCCGAAATGCAACCCGGCAACTAGTCGCTCCGGGCGGCTCAATGCATATGTGCGCAATGGGGCAAATGATTTGCTCAGATGGGATAGATACAAGGATGTGACCATATCTTTAAGCATATTCAAAGTATCCAGTTCGTAGCACACTGTATGTGTGTTTTTGGGATTGACAGCATTATGTGTGAAATATTATATTTAAAGCCAAAAAAGCGCTTAACAATGGATGATATGTATGGTGATGGCTCAGATTGTACAGCTTGTGAGAAATGCGGGCTTTGTTTAAGTTGTGGTGATTGTAATATTTATGGCTGCGGTAGTACGGAGTATAAAAGTCGTATTCACTCGAAGCACCAGAATATAATAAGGAATATTAAATGAATACTGTGGTGAACATGGGGAAAGAGCGGTTAAAGTTGAAACCAGTTGTATACACTGTAATTTTCACTCACGACCAGCACGGAATGAGTTTTAATGTCTATGATATCCAAGATTCAAAAAGAGACCGGTTAGCTGTTGCTGATGATTTAGATGCTGCGGCAAAAAGTTTAAGATTAGACACTCCGGTTTGACCTGATTGCCGAACCGGAGTAAAATGAAATAGTTCAGCGATGTAACAAGCATCTTTGGATTGAAATGGGTACAGGAAAATTCCGCACCATTCAGAACTTCCTCGTATTTTAGCCTTAATTGGCACCATAATCAAATCTAAACTAATCGCCGAATCAGTTCGTGCATGCTGTGAAGTTTAAAGGTTAGTTGCCCTTGTAGCAGATAAAGCAAGATGAGTGTATTTAATGAAGTGATTTTGTTAGCTGTAAATGCTTGGCGGTTGTAAGACTTCCGCAGGCCAACAAGTAGACAGCAAAACTATGAGAGAAGTAATCCCGTATGAGTCAGGGAAAACAGACCGATTAGGGTAAGATTGCTTCACTTAAATACATTCTGTAAAAGTTATCACATAAATGAGTCCATACCGCGCACTGACTGGTGATCTATTGGAACTGTAGGACACAGAGGGCTTTAGTACTGCTTACCTTGCAGGAAAGAGCGGTAGCTATGGCGAGAGAAAATTATGAACAAACGATATTATGCAATACGAAGAGGAAGGGAAAGCAACCAAGTTGTTGATTCTTGGGCAAAGTGTTCTTCTTTGGTGACTGGGTTTCCTGGCGCTATTTATAAAGGTTTTCCAAGTTGGCAGGAAAACGAGGCGAAACAATTTGCAAAAGAAAGCAAATACAAAAACCAATCCAAGCCTAAAACAAGAGAGAAGTCCGTAAAACCAAATAAACCCCGGTCTAATGATAGATATGAGGTAAGAGAATGAAGAAATTATCACCGATAGAAATTATGATTGATCAAGCTACTGGTTATGAAGAAGAAGATTTCACAGTAGAAGAAAAATCTGAGATTATCAGGAATGAAATCATCAGCCATATAGATGTAATGTATCCCGATATGTGGAAAGGAGTTCCGAAGACTGCAAGGTCTAGTTTGAAAAATCTTATAGTTCAACAAATAGTTTTATTCTTTGGTAGGTCAAGATTATGAATGAATGTTGTGATTACTGGGAAATAGGCATCGACGAATTAGTTAGATGTATTGATGGTGAACAAGAAAGAAACCCACATACAAAATATACACCATTCAATTACTGCCCCTGGTGCGGCATGAAAAGAGAGAAAGTCGTTTACGATAAAACCGAATCTCTTATAAGAGACTTGAATAGTAAATATTAGAAATGAGACAGCGAGATTTAATCAGGAAATACAAAAAATATTCTTTGGAAGAAATTAGAGTCGAAAGGATAAGAATTGTTAACAGAAGAAGAAAACTAGATGAAATTGAGCTGGAATCTAGGAAAATGGAATTTAGACTTATCGGAATTAATCACGAAAAAGAAGATATAAAACACATGCAAAATTCTATTATTTCTAAAGAAAAATCACTACAAAGAGAATTCGGTAAATTATGTTCTGAGTTAGCCCCTATCGAGATATGAGGATAAGATAATTAAGACATTTATAAAAAAAGACTTCAAGCCAACAGAGAGAACATACAATAATTTAAGAATACATGGCGCAATACCTGAATTTGTAGATTGGGAATTACCTCAAATGATTACTTATTTTCTGGAAGCAACAGAACGCCATCCTATAACTGGGGATCAACGGGGGGTGCAAAAGAATAGTTGGCAAATGACTTGCCAGGTATGGATGCGCCGAGCTTTTAAGGGAAAGGCTGGTAGGGATTGGGAAAACGAACGGGATAAGTCGAGAATGTATCGAAAGACATTTAAAGTAGATCAAAAACTAATGATCCCATTAGATGTATCAGTACAAAGAACAGACGATTCTGAACCGCGTTATCCGTCCATGACCGCCGAGCAAAGAAGCATAGAAAAATTCAACACCCAGATAGCCGATATGGAGAAATCATGAAAGAAGAAATCATAAATTTATTGATGGAGATTTACACAGAAGAAGAAGCGGAAAAATTCTATACCTCAAAAAACAAATTATTAAACAACAAATCAGCGCAAGAGCTTGTTGAAGCCGGAGAATCAGAAAAAGTAATCTATGCTATTCAGTCTATGATGGATTGTAATTATATTTAGGAGATTTGAAGATATGAAATTAGTAGGCGAAAAACCACATATTAACAATGATGCTGCTGATGTTTTGGAATCAGTGTTGGAAAGAGTTAAGTCTGGGGAAATACAGGCTGTTGCTGTTTCATGGGTTGAAGGTAATGCTATAGATGGTGATTGCAGCAGCGGCGATAATAATATTATGCTGTGGGCGGCAATTGAGCATACAGCTAGAAGTTTTTACGAAGATGTTATAACCAAATAGCCGATATGCTGGTAGAACAAATAAAGAGTTGAAATAATAATAAATAAGCGTACAATAAAGGAATGTATGAAATAATCAGTAACGAACAAATTCCTGAATTCAAGAAAGGAAGGAAGCCCAAATATCCTTTTGCTAAAATGGAAATAGGTGATTCGATATTAATCCACGGCGATAGGTGGGATGAAAAACATATCCTTGCTGCCAGACGAAGTGCTGGACAATACGCCACCAGGCACGAAGGGTATCTGTTTAAAACTGTTTTTACGGATGTTGGATTGAAAATCTGGCGTATAGATATACCTACCGGACCCGCTAAAGACTACCCCCTACCAAAAGGATAATGAAGTGAACCACCTAAAACAATTTAGAAAAGAAGCTGGTTTTTCTTATAGAGATTTTGGCGTTATGTGCAGCATATCTCACAACGCAATAGCATTGTTAGAGAAAGAAGAAACATGGCCGAGATTGAAAACAGCTTATGCCATATCAAATATTCTAGGTAAAAGTGTTTATGATATTTGGCCAGACCAGACCAAAACGGAAGAGGTTGTAATTCTTAGGGTGGTGATTGATTGATATGGAAGAACTAAAGCCATGAAGAAAAATAAACGCCGAAGTAAGAAGGGAAACCATGAGCGTAAATATGTTCCTGCTCACCCGTTGAGAGATGGGACATGGCCTAAATCAGAATATAGAGAAGCTAGGCTTGCTCCAGTTGTGGAACTATGGAAGATTTAAAGAAATTGGTTTCAGAATTACGGGAAAGCATTGAAAGCATGCACGAATCTCATAATACAAATCCACAAGGAGTTGGTGGTTGGGAGATAGGTTTAGCCTTGGCGAGATTAAAAGCTGTGGAATTCCTAATTAGTCGCATGGAACCCGAGAGTGAAGACCGTGTTGAGTGATATGGAAGATGAAGAAAATTAGCATATTAGCAAATACTTATTTAGCTCCCTGCCCTTTTTGTGGTGAAGTTGCTCACTCACTTCATAACGGGATGGATTTATGGTCAGTGTATTGTCTTTGTGGTGCGCAAATAGAGCAATCTGGTGGTGGGTATTTTACCAAACAAGAAGCCATAGCCGCCTGGAACAACAGAGTAGAGATAATTAGATGAATTTTGTATTCGAATTAACTGAAGAAGAAAATTTACAGTTAGCAAAAATGTTGTGTTTTGCATCATCCAATAAAGAAAAAATGGCCGAAGATCTTGATGATTATTATGACTCACAAGCAGCCATTAATATATATCAAAAAGCCCTTGACGCTATGGCTTCAGTTAAGAGCAGAGATTAAAATGATAAGTTCAAATACGACGGCATGAAATCATGGAAAGATGTGAGTAAAGAAATGCCACCAGGGCGCGTTGATGTTATCGGATATAGCAAAGACTGTTACCCAAGAGAATTTATGGCTTTCTATCGCCCCGAAGACAGTACATGGATCAACAGTTATTTGCGCGCATCAGTAAAAGTCACAAAATGGCGCAAAAGGATTGGTGGAGAAAGACCACGTACGATATACGATATTGAACGATTATTACTCAATGAGACTCGTATTTTCACCAATGTGGCTTTTGGTCTGTTTGCGGTGATTATGATAATTACTGTTTGTGTGCTTATAGTGATATTTATTTATGACTAAAAATATTAGGAGCATGAACAAAGATGATGCGGAGTGGATAAATGAGTGACACTAAAACTATAGTTAATTGGATGCGGACACATGCAAAAAACTTTTATACAAATAAATGGAAGCCAGTCAATCAATTCACTGCCGCCGCCGATTTAATGGAAGAAATGGAAGCGCGTAATGCTGAACTTGAGAATGTTATCGGATGGGCGAATAATTCTCTTTATGGATCGCACGGATTTTTCTTGTCCCTTAACGGGCGTGAAGATAATGAACACCATTTAGATTCTGGAATTGAAAATTTAAAAAAAGAATCGGGGAAAGATTATTCTAAAATCATTGAACTACAAGAAGTAGTGGACAATATTGCTAATGGAACCTGGAACCGTGGGAGCAAAAAAGATTTAACAGCAATACAATACGCCGCCAGGCACAGGAGCGTTAAATGAACGCACTAACTCAAAGCATGAAAGAGCATAGAGCAAAGATAATGGCTAGAGGATGTTACTGGAAAGAATCTCCAGACGGTTGGTATCACTGCTATAAAGACGTTAAGCAAAAACTCAAGGAACTGGATAAACTGATAGCGAGTCGAGAATGAAAACCATACTAATAGTGTTTTTCGCTTTAGACTTTGCCCCTATTAATTTGAGTTTCGATTCTTACGAAGTGTGTCATATGGTTCAGTTATCTTTCGAACACAGATATCCATCGAAACCAATACTTCTTCATCCGGCGGTTGAGGTATCTAATAGGATGGATTTGCCATATTTCATTCCATGCCGAGAGGAATTGGAAAAAGAATGAATTGGATATCAGTAAAAACTAGGTTGCCGGCGAATCCATTTGAGGCAGTGTTGGTAAAGCAAGTAAACACTCTACCCACCGTTGGGTATTTTACAGACAACAAGCAAGGCTGGAATAGCTCAGGACGTCCAGATATTACAAATGATCACTTGTCTTTCGTAACCCACTGGCAACCCCTGCCAGAGCCACCAAATGATTAACCGCCCCAAAAGCATAGGTGAGGCATGGCGTATAATGCAGCAGATGGAAGCGCGGATTAAGGAACTTGAATTAATGCTTGAAGCGGTTGGTCAAACAGTTTCACGATTACAGGCTAGAAATCGAGATTTGATGCGGAGGGGAAAATGATTGAATCCATAGAAACAACCCTAAAGTATATTCGAGACAATGCCGAACCGCTGGCGGAAGCAAAGAGTGACAGAATATACCTGACCGAGTTCAGGAAGTCACAGAAGGCGCTATTATTCATCGACGCACCCGAAGGCACCATTCAATCGAAAGAGTCTTATGCTTACGCTCACACAGACTATCAGCTAGTTTTATCTGGAATCAGAGAATCGGTAAGAAAAGAGGAAAAATTAAAATGGATGATGATCGCCGCTCAAGCACGTATTGAAGTCTGGCGAACAGAGCAGGCAAACAGCCGATATATTGATAAGGCACATACTTAAAGGTGATGAAATGAAGTACGAATATAAAAGAAAAGTTGTGCCGGAATATCATTACGGTAAAAGTTCAGAAAAACCGGAGGATACAGTGCTAAGAGGTATGGGCGCAGAAGGATGGTTGCTTTGTGCTGTAGGAGAAAGAGACGGCGCAGGAGCAAGAACCATGTATTTTGTTAAAGAAAGAGAGGATTAAGAAATGACTAAAACTGATAATTTAATATTTAATCATCCAGGTGCTTTGCTGGATGTGCGTAATCTTATTGAAAAACAACTCACCAAACACCCAGATATTAAATTCGGTGGTAGTGCCGGTGTCGATATGGATGGCAGTAGTGCTGATGTGGATATATTAATCGATGGGGATAGATTTAATATCAGGATACAACCCCGCAATGGATAAGAAACTACAGGAATGAAAGATGATTAAAAATATGTCTATATCGGAAAGTGGTGCGCACCATTGCACTAGAGAAAATATCTCTTATACGATAAAGCATTTGGAAGACTTGGCGGCAGGACGTGAAGATATAATGCTGCAAGATTGGGTAGCGATGACTAGTGTTTTAGCATTGCAAATGAAATGGCTATTATCAGCAATTGACGAATCATGAAACAAAACCCCTAGAAAGAAAGCATGAGCAAATACAAAGAATTTGTTTTAACCCTCCCTTGCTGCCATACAGACCAATATGGAGTTGACCCACATCATTTGATCGGCGTAGACAAAATGGGGAAGATGGGCGGTAAGAATCACGATATTACCTTGATGCCTTTAAGGCATGATATTCACATGGAAGTCCATAGGGACCCAAAAGGATGGCCTCAAACAAGATGGATGGTTGAAACCCAGTTAAAAGCGGTTAAAGCCGGAGTTTTAAAACTGTGAGACCTGGCTTAAGGTCAAGGCGGAAAGTAGATAAGAATCAGCCTGAATTGGTAAAGTTCATCCGCCAGATGGGCGCTAGTTTTTTACATACATACAGCATACCTGGCGCACTAGACGGCGTAATAGGCTATTGTGGGGTTGACCAAAGGGTTGAGATTAAAGACCCTGAGCAGCCGCTGAGTAAGCGAGAGCTCACGCCTGCCGAACAAGATGTATTTGACGACTGGAAAGGGAGAAAACCTGGTGTTATCGAGACTGAAGATGATGTAATTAGCCTTTTATTCGATATGTATAAAAATAATGCTTGACTATGTTGGTGCAAACAGTTAAGATGTAGTTATTGAAACAGAGGAAAGCAAAATGAAATATTCAGTAGTCACATTAGGCGGCGCAATTGTAGAAAGTGGTTTTGATAGTAAAGATGAAGCCGAAACCTTTAGAGCAAAAAAAGCAGAAGAAGCAAATGCCGCTTATTATTACTTTGTAAGAGACGACGAAGAAGCCGCGAGTATTGAAAGCGCTCCTACTTTTGAGCAGTATATTGCTAGTATAAAGTCTTCAAATCCGATTAGTGCCACTGATAATTCACCAGAAAATGCATACATTAAAGGATTAACTCTTAGTCAAATAAAAGAGAAAGAGGAGTCCTACGATAATTTGTACAATGAGGGAGCGGAAGGGTTCAATCCATACCGAGACAAATAACTGTATCAGCATAAACAAACGGGAGAAACGAAATGAACAGACTCATAATGAATTACAAAACACCGAAGCAAGAAGCACACACTAAAGCTGCCGCTATGGGACGGGAAGCACATGTTTGTCGATTGTCTTTCAGCGGTCATTTTGTCGCCATTGCGGAGGATAAAATTACCGATTACCCGCATAATTTTGAAATTGTTAGAACTTACAATTCCTAAGGCCAATATATTGTGGTTTATGACCATGAGTGATTGCGTTTATTGTTGGAAAGAGCTAGAAGGCCGGAAAAAAAAGTATTGTAACGCGCTTTGCCAATATAGATTCAAATGCATTGAAAACGATAAAGGGTCTGGACGTCTTAGTGTTTCTCAATGCTTACGAATGACGCGGGCGGGTCGATCACAAAGAGCCAATAATATTGGGTGTAGGTATAATTAATACAATGCCTAAACCATCCACCAAACGCTGGGGAAAACACAACGATTGGCAAAATGAAATAGGCCGTAAAAGAAGAGGTTTATACCTCACAGTTTCAGAATTGGCAATGGCAAAGGAACTTATCGCACTTGACCTAACTGATAACGAGTGGGATAAAGGGAAAAAATACTTTAAGGCATTAAGATGTTATCAGCCTCAAGATATACGGAGAGAGAAATGAATACATGGCCCAAAGGCTACCGACATGTAATGTCTCAATCAGACCATGAGAAATGGAATGCTCATAATTATCCAGGCACATTGCAGATTTGTGTTCAATGCGATGAGATAACAGGAAGATGTGAGGATGATTCTATATACCTCGAAGATGAGACAGGCCCTCTTTGTGAAGATTGTTATGCAAATCCTGAAATAAAAGATTAAAATAGAGATATGAATGAATTATGCGGGTGCTTAAGTGAGACGCTAGGGTTCATATCCCCGGCCAGGTCGGAGCGTTACCGATACCCGCTACCAAATTATGACTAAATCCGAACTTTCAGATTTCTGGTATCAATTAAAGATCAAAGCCAGGGCAGTTGAAACTCGATCCTGGGTTTCTGGTGCTCTAGTAGTGGCGGTTTTAATATTATGGTTTGCGAGTGGTGATTGATGAATATCTGGGGCGGCATTAAAACAGTATTTGGATTCGGTGGTGGGAGTGGGCCGGACAATGTAATGAAAGTTGCTAGTGGGATTGGTAACTGGATTGATAATAATAAATTCACCGATCAGGAAAAGGCCAAACACAAAGCTGATTTAATCCCGTACTTCCAGGCTTTTATGGATTCCACTGTAGGCGAGAACTCAGAAAGATCGAGAACACGCAGAGAAATAGCAATCTGGATAATCAGAACTGAAATCTTCCTGCTTGTATTTAGTGTTATTCTGTACAAATTCGATCTCGAATGGGCCAAATACGTTTATCAAATCTGCACAGATTCCCCGCTAGGCTTATTGACTTTGGGTGTTGGCGCTTTTTTCTTTGGTACTCACTTGGTCAGAGCCGCGAAAGGCAGATAAAGAATAGAGTAAAAAAAATGACACTTAAATACCAAATCGTCTTTTGATTAGCAATTCGGTGATCTTATTACTACCATAGCTTACAATGACGGGATAATTGCTTACGATTCTCAGTCAAGTAATGGAAGATTAATACTTGATGATGATGTTGACAAATGCATAACAAAAGATGGGGTGTATTTTTTCCCTTCCGGGCTAGTATCTGATATACCGGTATTGGTCGATGCTTATTGTTCTTTAAATTATAGCGCTAAAGGTGATTGTGAGGCCTTAGTGGTTGATGATGGTGTTTTATATTATGCGGGGTTAAGCCTAGAGGATGGTTTTTGGAGAATTAAATTGGAATTTAATAAAACCAGGGCCATAGGCAGTGGTCGAGACCACGCCCTAACCGCTATGGACATGGGCGCTACTGCTAAAGAGGCTGTTAAGTGGGCGATGAAACGAGATACAGGAACTGGTGGTAGAATCAGAACTTATAAATTATGAGGCATATTCAAAATACAGTAAACGTAGGCGCGGCAGGAACGGCGGCGACCCCGACTGAAATTTTCGGGCAATATCTAACAACGCACGGTATTTATTTTCTATCTTACGCAGAATTATTTCAGATTCTAGCGGCTACCTGGATTTTGATTTTAATCTTTAAAGCCGCCAGGGTAATGCATTTTATAAAATGGATATATGATCGTTTAAGAGATTTGACGTAACTAGATTTATTGGCGCAGAGTAATGTATAATTAACCCTCTAACTGAGGCAGGCGTGAAGGTGCGTCAACCCGATGAAGTGGTCAATTGAATATTTAAAAAATGGAAAGGTTTCAAAAGCAACCATTAATGCCCTGACTCTTGAAGAAGCTATTGAAACAGGATTAAAAAAAGGTAAACTAGTCCATCGACCAAAACTCAAACAAGTTCGTAAAGTGACGAACAACCCGGAGAAATAATATGGCTGCGATGGCGGATGCTGACGTTTCAGTAACAGTAGCAGGTGCAATCAGGTGGACGGGGGCCGCGACAACCAATCGACATAATGTTTTAGAATTCATTCAATTCTTAATGGATAAACAGGACGATGGACAGGTCACAGACGCCGACACCTTCCTGGATATCACAGTTGATACAGCATACGACAGATCAACCGACCAAATCCTAACTTTAAATCCCCCTTTTAACATAGACGATACTTTCGCCAGTCATCTTTACGATGGTTCAGTCAGTCAAACAGACTTAGGCGGGGAGACTCTTTACTCAGGGTTAAACATCATCGGGCCAGTAGAGACCGGCACCGAATACATGATTATTCGAGACGGTAAAGTCTTACCTAGTTTCTGGGGTACGGGTATTAATCCAGAAGCCGCGCCTTCACTTGTTTTTAGCAGGCATCTTGTAAAATCTAAATTTGCAGGTGCTCAAATAGACGGTCAACGGATTACGGTATTAGCCAGAGAATTAGGTGATCAATATAGGCGATTCCCAGTATCTTTGGGAACTGGTAACTCGGTAGCCGCAATTGGTAATAGTGCTGATATATTCAACACCACGGCAGACGCGACAATCGCTGGCTGGGCAACCATTGTAAATACAGAGGGCTTTCAGGATTTAGACATTGATGGAACTGGCGCAGTTCAGGAATTTTACTCACAATACGACAAAGGCTCACAATCTGTTAATGACACGTTTGAAAGGACTAAATGGATTTCTCAACGCTCACACACCGCAGACGCTACAGCCGGAACCCCGACAGGAACGGATTTTGTAATCGATAACGCTACTATCTTAGGACAGGCGCAAAGTTTCATACCTTTATCTGGTAGTGAACTAATCACCGAAGTCAGGGCGCAAATTAAAATACTAGCAGGTGTACCGACCGGCCCGATTTATTGTGAACTATGGGATTCTGACGATGTAGGCTCACAACTAGCGGAACCGACAGGCGGCGCATTGGCGGTTTCCGAGAATGTTCTAGCCTCTTCGATAACATCGACTTATGAAGAGGTTATTTTTAGATTTAATATTATTAATCCCCAAACAGGCGTATACCAAAACACAACTTTGGATATGGCGAATGCCGAGTATTTCGCGGTATTCAGACATCCTACAGGGACCGCAGGCACTAACTTCTCACTAGAAGGTGCGAACACAGATCAAGACGCCACAATGAACCAGGCCGACGATACAGCGGCGACGTGGACAGCATCGGCAACAGACGACATCAACATAACAGTTAAGTCGGCACCATTAATTCATACGGTGCCAGGTGAGTTGTTTCAAGGAATTAATATTGAGGTTGGATATGACGGCGAGATTGGCACAGGAGTACCGGAAAACAGTATTGCAATGTGGGGAACTAAAATTACCTATGATGCTTTAACGTCTGGTCCCTTCCTTCCAGGCGAGTACATACAAATCAATGTTCAGGCAACATCTGTTGTAAGAGCAGGGGGTAAGATTCTCTACGATGACGGGGTGGACGAGATTGTAGTAGCTTTAGATACTTTAAGTGTGGTTATTGATAACGATACTTTTACAACTGTTCGGGGCGCGGCAGAGACAACCGCTACGGTCAACGTAACCCTGGTGGATAATGATAAGTCAGGCGGTACTGGTATTGTCTTGGCCAAAGACGATAACGGAACGACTGGCGAGACTTATTTACAAGTCCTGACTGGCAACAACCCGGTTGATAATAATATCATCCGAAGAGACGATGTTGGTGGCGATCCTTTGGCCGATTCTCTTGTCGCTACAACGACATTAAATACAAGAACCTTGATCCCCGAGTATTTAGGAACATCGACAGGTTCTAACATCATCGGTGCTTATGGTATAGGCTTCCAACCTGCCGATGTTGGATCGAGTGATCGTTTTACTGACCTAAGCAATACATCCAGAATTCCGCCGAACAATGTTATTTTCACAGTCTCAGGACTGGTGAGTGGCGAGGACAGGGTTTTAGTGGGTCCACGAACTGGAACTGTACTAGACAGAGGTCAGTGGTTACTTTCTACAGCCTTGACAGGGGGTGCAGAAACATCCGTTGTCGTCAAGACTGGTACAGACACAGTGCCGTGGACTGCCGCTATAATTAATTGGCCTTCCGCCGGTGCGCCTAACTCAACTGTCAGGATACAAATGGATGATGGGCGATATAGACGAATTGTTTATACAGCACATGATTCAACAGACACGTTTACCATTGGTTCAACGTCATTTTCAGCAGACGAGGCAGCGGTGAATAATAATGTCTTTCTAGGATTTATCGATGTTCTTTGCGATGGAATAACTGAGACTTTTACAGGTGTTCACACAGTAGCTAACGACAGAGATTTATTCGTAAGATCAAGGGATGGCGCAGGAACTCCAGTTAAGACATTTGAATCAACCTCGGCACAGTTCTTATCGACTCCTCAAACCATTGCGATTAGCAGGGTTACAGATGCTTAATGGCCAATGTCCGTACACCAAAAGGGGACCCAGTAGCTACTAAAATTAGTGGCACTACACTGACAATTAGCAATGTTACAATACCCGTAGGGTCTTGTCTGGTGGTGGGTATAGGATGTGATAATTCTCAAGGAATACCAATATCGGTAAAGCATAATAATAGAGACCTAAAGCCCAGACGCTCCGAGGATAATACTACCGATAATCTCATCGGTTCATCATGGCTCAAGGGACAATACCACAAAGTCCAAACAGGTGATATTGTAGCCACATGGGCAGCCGCAATCGGTAAACGTGTCATGATAGCTGTGTCCTGGGATTCAACACGATCCCAGGATTCGGCTAGTAGCAATAGTGAGATTGTCTCGACCACTTCCCCAAATACCAATCGCTCTGGCATTAATATTGATGCTGGGGATTTTGTTATTGATGAGTGGTATGAAATAATTACTCTCGGCACAACAAATTTTCAGGCAATCGGCGCTGCATCTAACACTGTAGGAATAACTTTTCAAGCAACTGGAATCGGGGCAGGCACGGGCACAGGGCGAAGGGGGATGTCCAGAATCGATGATATAGCCATAGCGTTTTTTGTTGCTGGAAGTGTAGTTGCAAATCATGCAGGTGCTGTAGCAGAATGGAATGATGGAACCGGTTACTTAACGGCTAATTTAGGGGTTAAAGCAGGTACGACCGGAGGCCCACCGGCAAATAACGTGACTATTATAGAGGCGTGGCAGGAACTCGATAGTCATCTGCCTATCCGAATGAGGCTAACCGGTGCGACCTCTCGCAAATGGGCGAACGTTCTCACTGTACTCGAAATAAAGGATGAGCGAGGTACTTATACTGAGATCGACTGGCTTCTCGATTTGGCTAATAGCGATGTGGTATTGGAAGAAGGTGTTGTATACGTTTTCCCTTATGCGACTGGTGTTGTACCTGTTTCGGATACTCACCAGGTAGATGTTCCTGTCAGTGGGACGCCCATAATAACTACTTACGCGGATGGATCAGACAGAGATGCTAAGGTCGCAACACTTGCAAACAGTGCTTTGACTAGTGGACTTACCAGTGTATATCGGACTGCGCCATATTTCGATGGCACGTCACAAACAGCGCTTAGATTCACTAGATTCACCGATGTAGAGATTGCTGTTTTAACTATCCTACATGTCTGGGGTGATACAGCGGTATTAAATACAGGCACGGGCAATCCAGACTGGTACTTAGTTACAAACAAAAACAACGGTCAGGAATACGGGCCCGGTGTTCCAGATACCTTAACTGACTGGGTTTTTGGGAAATTGGGAATGCAAAGAACGATAGAGGAACTGGACACACTGGGCTATCAACCCGGACTAATAGAAGGATCGCAATTCGTTAAATATTTCACATGGATAGATTATGCCGGGGAAGTGTTAGTCGGGCATCCAATTCCAGCAGATATAAATAATGATCCGCTGCTAGGGAAAGGTGCCGCTCTGGCAGCTTTAGTGTTGCTTGACGCGCCAGCCCCGTAATGGCTATTACTCTCACAAGTCAGTTAACGGACGAGTCACTTGATCCAGGTTCTCCGAACGATTTTGGTACTTCTAACGCGACGGCTTCCGAAACAGATATACATTTAGAAGGTTCAAACTGTGCAGCAGCGGGTCACTCGGGAACAGTGGGGACGGCTAGTCCTGTAACAGCAGATAGTGAGGCCAATAACTCAGATTTTCGTGGTATGTATGTCGCGACTAATATTGCTCGTGACCATAATCATTTGCATTTACATATTCGTGATTTGTATCCTATTAGAAATAAGAGCATCGGCGGGGTTTCTGTCTACATATCTAACGGCGGGACAGCGGAGTGCTTGTACTATATGACTGGGCTAGACGATGGTTATGGTGGAGGTTGGTATCATGCTGTGGTTAATCTTTCTACAACCGATCGTGCAGCAGCTGACCTCGGGACGTTACCAAGCGGGAACATTACTCGTGTTGGGTATGCGGGTAATATTTCGGTATCAAAGGGCGAGGACTTTCTACAAAATGCTTATGAAGACGGTCTTCGTTATGGAGCCGATGGGGAGGGGGTTAGTTTTTACGGCGGAACATCAGGTGCTAGAGAAACTATGTTGGCATGTGCCGGGGCTGATACCGCTAGTTATAAGCTATTACATTCTGTTGGTAAAACGCTTTTTTGTGATGGTTGTTTGACTTTTGGTGTAGCAACACAAACAACCTATATCCAGGATAGTTTGGGTGGGATTAACTTCACAGCCTTCACGACTGGTGATGGCACGACTCCCGTTGTAGCAGCAGATTACTATCGAATTGTTATTGCTGACGGAACGACTGGTGTTACTAACATTGACCTAACTGATTGGACTTGGCAAGGGGTTTCAAGAGCATTACCTTTTAGATTTACGGTTAATATTGGGACTGGAGACGCATACACAAGTCTACGTTCGTCTTATATTTTTGGAGAAGATATAACGTTTAATTCTCTATATACAAGCACTGGCGATAAATTTATTGAGTGCCAAAAGGTTGATCCTAATGGAATAACATTAAATGACCCATCTTTTACAAACTGTGATCTTCTCGATTTAATTGTTGCGGGTTCGGCAGTCGATGGTGGGTCAACAAACACACACAATACGGCTGTCAGTGTGGCATTCGCAGATGTTGGAAATATGGCTGATATAATAAACCATCCTTTTGACAATACAGGCGGTACAGGACACGCTATTGTTTATATGCCGACAGGTGCGGGGCCATTCAACGAAAATATCGATAATCTGACCTTTACAGGGTACGGTGCAGACGCATCAACCAGCGCAGCTATCAGAATTAAGCCAGTTACTACCACTGCTAATATTACATTAACATTAACTAACGGTAGTAATACCCCTACAATAATCGAGGATGCTGGCTATACTGGAACATTTACTCTTGTTACATCTTCAGTTACAACCACGATTAACGTCGATGACAACACAGGAGCAGATTTAAATGGTGCGAGAGTCCTGGTTCGCGCAGACGCAGGAGGGCCAAGGCCGCACGATGTAACGGTAACAATAACAAGATCCGGGACTGTCGCTACTGTCACACATACGGCGCATGGTTTTGTAATTGGGGATAAGTTTGAATTGAAAGGGATAACCGATAAGACTGAAGATAATGTTGTTCAGACTATAGTCACTGTGCCGGGTGTTAATTCATATACTTACACCACGACTAACTCGGGTTCAACATCATATACTGGTACAATATTATCAACAGCAGTCTTTATAGATGGTGTGACAGCCGGAGCTGGCACTATTGCGGATACCAGGTCTTTCCCATCAAGCCAGCCAATAGCCGGGTTTATAAGAAAGGCAACCACAAGCCCAAGATTTAAGACGTTTCCGCTTTCGGGGAATACGATTAACAGCACAACGGGATTAACAATCAATGTGAGGTTGGTGTTAGATGAATAACAACGACTACATAGAACAGGGATTCCACAGGCTTGATGATAAATATCTATCTAAAAAGCCACCAAAAATCAGATGGGGCCAAGGTTATAAAGACAAAACACCCGTACAGAAGATTGAATACCTGGAAAAACTAGCCCACACAATGAACCACGCAGCCGCCTTGGTTCAAGATGAGCGCAACCAGTTAAACGAATTGTGTGAGGCAAAGGAAAGGCAAATAATCAGTTTAGACGCTGCAATGCGACAGGCTAACGATGTTTTACAGTCTGAAATGTCGAAAATGAACGAGCAAAGTCAAAAATATAAGAATGTAATATCTGATTTAGATAAGCAGAT